CTAGCATACAATTTTCTGGCCTGCTCGTGTACCTTCTCTCTTTTAACTGGCTGGTCGTCCATTTCGCCTATTGTCTTAGGTTTTAAATTTACTATTTTATATTGTATTTGAAGTTCTAATAGTTGTTTTGCGAAGGCATCCGCCTCGCCGCGTATTTTTGTATACGAGCTACGTTTTTTATAGTTATAATAGTTATCATTATATTCCTTGTCAGTCATTCTTTCACCTCTTATAATTGTATTTGCTATATAATTGTTGTATTACTTATAAATATGATATCATATTTTATTTCTTGCGCGTATCTATATTTACAACCGGTTAGTACAACATTATTATACTTTTTTAACAGGCCCGCGCGAACATCCGGCGTTAACGGGTCGCATAACGTGTAAGATACGCCTCTATACGTGGCACCATTTGGCGCGGTGTACTTCGTATCCCTATAGGCATGATAGTATAGGTCCCTATTGTTAATCATTTTTTTGAATGTGAATTTAGTCATTGTTATTATCCTCCATTTAATTGTATTTGCGCTATCTTTACTATATAATTATAGCACATATGCTATATTTTGTTATGATATATGCGTAATACCCATATATGTGTGATACCCATATATGGGGTCTGGGTACCCATATAGGCGATATAGAGGGCAGGGGCACCCCTACACTCTATACACGGACCCCCGTAGCCGTAATTAGCCCCCCGAGTAACGAAAAAACAAAAGGACTATGCCGTTTTATGCCAACAACCTAACCACGTTACCACGTCAACAACCTAACCACGTTACCACGTCAAACGACTATCCTCGTCAACAACCTAACCACGTTACCACGTCAACAACCTAACCACGTTACCACGTCAACAACCTAACCACGTCAAACGACTATCCACGTCAACAACCTAACCACGTACTACCCTCTTGACAAACCCCTCCAACTATGCTACAATGCCCATATGGGCAAATACAAACAACTACTCGAACAGATGGACGCCAATTCAGATAAGCATTACGGTGATTTTGCTTTCTTTAATGATATGTTCGAGATTATAAGGGAATACCACCAAGTAGATAAGCAGGCCGCCTATGTATGGAACTCAAAACTTCAAAAAATGTGTAATCTATACATACGGGGCTGCTGTATCACTGGTGACACCCAAAGTGTAAAAGATGCGAACCGACTATATAGGCGTGCGACGCTCTTCGCTGCTTATGATAGCGTAGATGATTATCTCTTATTCCTAGAGTGGGAAAGGCCTCCAAAAGAAAAGTTTTATATGCCAAGACGGAAAGTGCTATTGCCCATAGTTAAAAAGCTCGACCTTTTGTCAAATAACGAACTAGTAAATTTAATAATAACACTACCACCGGGAGTGGGAAAGTCCACTCTAGGCATAATGTATATGACAAGGGAAATGGGTAAGTTCCCAGAAAAGAGTAACCTTATGACAGGACACTCGTCTAGGTTGACCGACGGGTTTTATAAAGAAGTTAAGTCAATTATTACAGGTAATGACATATACACTTGGGGCGAGATGTTTTCGTCTGTGCCATTCGAGGGAGATAGCGCACTGAATACTTCTGTTAATCTCGGTCAGCCTGCTAGGTTCCCAACGCTTACTTGCCGAAGTATAGCCGGAACCCTAACGGGCGCTGTACGTGCTAGCGGAATAATTATAGCTGATGACTTGGTCGAAGACTTAGAGGAGGCACTATCCGAGGATAGACTAGAGAAGAAAACGCAGGCGTATGCCAACCAAGTGCAAGATAGACGTATGCTCGGCGCAAAGAATATAATGATAGGCACGCCTTGGTCGATAAATGACCCACTTGCTAGGTTCGAGAAGATGTGGGAAGAGACCTCGCCAAAGACTAGCTGTAGGATATCCATTCCTGCGCTTACGCCAGAGGGTGAAAGCAATTTCAACTATAAATATGAGAAAGGATTTGATAAAGAGTATTTTGAGAACACTAAACTGTTACCGGGTATGGACGATATAACGTTTGACGCTAAGTTCCAACAAGAGCCTGTAGAACGTAAAGGACTATTGTTCGCAGGTGATGAGTTGAACTACTACGACGGTACTCTGCCAACGGACAATAAGAACCCCCTAACACGCATATCCTCGTTTAATGATGTAGCGTGGGGCGGCGGAGACTTCTTAGTTAATGGGTTCTTCTATGAGTACAAGAACGGAGACACATACGTGCACGACGTGGTATGCTCACAAGGGACTAAGATGGTAACGGTACCCGAGATAGTCGCTAAAATGCTAATACACCAACCCAATTATAACCAAGTAGAGGCGAACAACGGCGGTCATATGTACGGGGAGGAGGTACAGCGCGCTTCTCTAGTTGTGGGGCTAACAGTTCATATGAGAGCTCTTAGAGCGCCAAATAACACAGCGAAACACGTTAGGATAACACAATGGAGTGATACGATAAAGCATAAGATGTTCTTCCGAGATAAAGCCCACCGCGATTCCGAGTACGCCGAGTTTATGATGTGGCTAATACGCTATCCAAGAACAGGCAAAGGCGTTCGGTACGACGACCCCCCAGATATGCTAGCAATGGCTGCGGCGGATATATACAGGCTACAGTCAAGTAATGCCATAGCAATGAGCCGCCCCGGCGGATAAAGTGCTTGACAAGCGGTAATATCTGTGATATAGTAAAATAAATTATACTTAGAGGGTAACCTCAAATTAGGTCGCATTATACTTGGTGACCGCTTGCTTAAATAGCACAACGGGTGGTGCAGCTGTCTCGTAAACAGCAGGTCGTAGGTTCGAGTCCTACTTTAAGCTCCAAGGTTAAGTCCTCACAGGCCCACGGTTTTAACACTCCTCGGGGGCAAACTTGTGAGGCATTACATAAAAAACTTTATAAAAAGCCTTGACATATTAAATCTTCTGTGATATTATAATTCTATACGGAGGAATTTATGGCTGACACAACCACCACGACAACTGTTTATCAAGCAATCGAAGCTGACCGTTTTACGGGCAGAGCAGCTATGTCGACCTCTATAGACCCAAAAACTCCAGATAACGTTATAACTATTCTCAATACTATGCTCCCCACGTTTAACAAGAACGTGGAAGAAATGGAGAAGCTGCGTAGGTATTACGGCGGCGCACAAGATATACTTTGGCGTGAAAAGGATATAAGGCCAAAGATAAACAACAAGACCGTTGTAAATTACGCTCTTATGATAACAGATTTTTGGAAAGGGCATACCGTCGGCGAGGGAGTTCCTTACGTGCAGAGAAGCGCGAAGAGCGAGGCCGACGCTAAAGCGATAGCGGATAACATCGCAACACTAAACGACTATATGCACGTACAATGCAAGAGGGCTATGGATATAGACCTTATGGAAGACGTGTTAATAACAGGACAAGGATATAGAATTATACTAGCTAACGCAAGTATGGATAAAGTCTCTGCGGAGGAAGACCAAGTACCATTTAGGATGGGAAGGTTAGAACCGCAAGAGACTTTTATTGTTTACTCAACTGACTTTACTAAGGCCCCCGTTATGGCGGTGGTAAGAAAAGAATTGAGCGTGATAACTGAAGGCTCGGCACAAGTGGATAGCATAGTCGCTGCCGCAAGCAAAGCTAATACAGATTACCATTATGGCGTGTATACTAAGGACAAGTACTATCTGTTCATTACGAATACAAATAACTATATTAACCCAAATACCAAGCCCGACGAAACTAAACCAAATGGCTTGGGAGTGATACCTATAGTAGAGTATTACTTAAATAAGTCGAGACTCGGAATATTCGAGCCAATACTAACACTACAAGACGCCGCTAATGAGGGAATAAGTGATAGGCACAACGCTTTAGAACAATTCGTTCAAGCGTATTGGAAGTTTGCGGGTTGCCGTATAGATATGGATAAATACGAGGCTTTCCTTAAAAAAGGTGCAATTATGGTGCCACCTAACGCAGCGGGCGAGACTTCTAGGATAGATATAGACTTAGTAACAAAAGAGTTAAACCAAGCACAAACGCAAATACTAACCGACTATGAGGATGCTAAGATATATGAGATTACAGCGACACCACAGAATAAGGCTTCGGCTGGGGGTAACACAGGTACCGCGTTAGAGATATCACAAGGCTGGATTAAAACAGACACGGCTTCTGATACAGTAGAGGGGCAGTTCCAAAGGGCGGAGACAGAGATGTTGAAAGTTCTATTAAGAATACCCGCTGTACGTAAGAGCCTTAAAGGACTAAAGGTTGCAAACGTAGACATACACTTTAGCAGGAATAAGACCTCTAACCTATTAGTTAAGACACAAGCCTTAATAAACCAGTTGACAGCAGGAGTCCACCCAGAGAAAGCATTTAAGGTTATAGGGTTGTATAAAGACTCCGCAGACGTGTACGAGGCGAGCAGGCCTTTCTTAAAAAAGTGGGACTTTGTAGCCGCGCCTATTAAAATAGAGGAGACAGATGAAATATAATTACAACATAAATAATAGTAATAGCACTTTACAAATTGATATGGGTACGGGGTTTCTTGCCCTGCCTCACGGTAAAAGCGTTATCGTAGATAATAAACAATTAGTGGATATGCTATGCAAGATAAGAGGGGTAACTCTTACGAGCGTAGATAAAATAATTAAAAAGACTAAGAAAGTCGAGGAGGAAATGCAATGAGGAGTCCAGCATTTATGAACATACAACTATTCGCGGAGCCGGGTGCAGGCGCACCAACACCAACACCAGCGCCAACACCCGCGCCCGCGCCCATAACGCCACCAGTGGCAACGCCACCAGTGGCAACGCCACCAGTGGCAACGCCACCTGTAGTATCGCAAGCGTCCTATACAGAGTTAGAGAAGAACTTTAAGGCTCTCACAGATAGCTATAAGGCCTCTCTAGGCGAGAAAGAGAGAAAGGTATTCGAGGATAACGAGAAAGATAAACTGATTGCGGAGTTACAGCGCGAGAAGAGAGTCATCGAATACGGAAGTAAGCTGTCTAGTTTAGAACTAGATGAGAACACTTTAAGAGTTGTAACAGAAGATATGATGAAAGGCGAAGTAGGCACTTTAATTAAAGCTGTCTCCGCGTTCATAGAAAAAAAGGCTAAGGAGGCTAAAGATAAAGCAGCTAACGATACGCCGGCACCACCGGATGGACAAGGCACAAAGCCCTCAACCCCGGACAATGAATTCGAAAAGTACAGAGACAACCCAGAACTTTTTTATAAAAGCGCACTCGGTACTAAATAAAATATAAGGAGTAGTAATTATGGCAAGAGTATATAAGAGTATTCAAAAGATTGCAATGGCATACGCTAAAAAGCAACCACAGGTTATCGATTATATCACAGAAGAATCACCTTTAATTTCTAGTGCGCCAATGCAACCCTCAACCCACGGTTTGAGACATGCGTTCGCTGAATTAGAAAGCGTAACAGGCGGCGGTTTTGTTGATATGGACGCAGAATTACCTAGTGCAGGTACACTAAAGAAGTTGAACTACCAAGATTTATCCATTCTAGGATGTCAAATTGAAGTAGCAGAAGACACACTTAAACAGTTAGGAGGTATGCCCCAGTATCTAGCTGACAACGAAGGCGCGATAATTAAGACTACCGTCTCTACCGCCGAAGAGCAGTTAATATATAACATTCTTCACCCCTATGCTGTGGCACAAGGCAAAGCAGTCACAAGCGCTGCTGGCGCTTCTGGTAACAAATACTATTCAATTCTTATCCTAAGATGGGAAGAGGGCAATCTTACAGGCTTGTATGACCCTAAGGGATTTGGTCAAGGCGGGATATTTACTGTGGACGCATTAAATGGTGGAAACAGATACCTAGATAGCACTAATGTTATCGTTGAGGGAGTTACTATGAAGTCATATATCGGTTTCTTGGTTAATAACCCTAGGAATATCGCAGCTATAGTCAACATTGACTCAACCGCTGTTTTACCTGCCACTTTAGCGCAACAGATTTCCGACCAGTTAATCGCAGCAAGGGCAGGCTCTTCTGGAAGAACTGAAATATGGATGCACCCAGCACTTCTAGGCAAGTTAGCTACGTTCAAGGACGATAAGTTAGTTATGTATCCTAGTAACACTGATGTTAATAGATTAGTTGCAATGTGGGATGGTTTCCCAATCCGCACATCTTATAACTTCAAACAAGGTACCGAAGGTACCGTAACAATATCATAGGAGGCTAGAATAATGGCTGGTTTGAATGAAGATATTAAAGTTTATGGTGAGAGCTTTTTCGATGATACGACAGTTCCCCAAAACGATACAACAAATTCCGACGGATACAACGTGTCTACGTGCGCGGTACTCGGCTCTTTTAGAGTTAAGGCTGTAGTTGGTGACACAAAGATAAGTCTAGCGAACGGAAAGGCACTTACTATTACTTTACAGGATAGTGATACCGATGTTGATGGTGACTACGCTGCTTTGGCAACGATATACACGATTACCGCAAGCGGTGCCACCGAGTTAGCAGTAGGAGCAGACCTTGGCGAAATAGTATTGCCTTATACAGCTAAACAGTTTGTAAGGGCTACCATTACAACAGATGACGTTGCTGCGACAGGCACAATAATGGTTTACCCTGTATACTTGCCTAGATAGACAGTATACTAAATAGGAGGACACACAAATGCCACTTTGCCCAAAATGTAAAAAGCATTTCGGAAACTACGACGAAGCATATAAACAACACATAGCTACTTGCGGTCGCCCAAAAACAGCGCCCGCAGTATCTGTGTTAGATACCCCGTTAGAAGTGAAAGAGATGGAAAAGGTATTAGCCCAAAGAGAGCTAGAGTGGAGCGCAATAATCAAAGCTAAAGATGTAGAGATTGAGGCCCTAAAAAAAGCAAAATTTACTTTAGAAAAAAGTGTACAAGGTTACAAAGGCGCAACTGGCGCTCTACAGAAGACAAACGCTGTAAAGAAAGAAGAGATAGAGCTTAACAAGAAGGCATTTAATCGGATGAAGAAATTGTTAGTACCCCACTCCAATGAAACTTTCGAGTGGAGAGCGTATTCCATTAAGGAATATACGGTAAAATCTTTTATGGAAAAAGGTGAAAAATAGGCTATGGCACACGCACTATTACCAAAATTAAAATTGAGGCTAACAGGTACACAAGAGCTACCCGCTGACGCGGTACTAGAAGAGTACTTAGCCATCGCAGAAAATATAGTCATAAATAGACTGTACCCTTTTGTTGATGACGTATCAACTACAGCAGTCCCAGATAGGTATGAAAGCGTGCAAGTAGATATTAGTGTTGCGCTAATCAATAAGAGAGGTGCTGAAGGTCAGACTTCACACGAAGAAAACAGTATAATAAGGTCTTATTCTAGTAACGACGTCCCTCCGGGGTTGTTGTCTAGGATAATACCATACATAGGGTAACAGGCTACTATGCGCAATATGGATATCAATAAAAGCACCATATATTATGCGAACCCAGTAAGTCGTGAGCCAAGTGTAAACGCCGAGGGCTTCCTAACAGGGGATAC